CTATGCTTGATTGCTAAAGAAAAAGCCGAATGAAACCTGTAACTTGGTCATACTCATCTCTTGGATTATTCCAACAATGCCCTAAAAAATATTATCACTTAAGGGTAATTAAGGATATACAAGAACCCCCGACAGAAGCTATTATGTTTGGTAAAGATGTTCATAAAGCTGCGGAAGATTATATTGGGAACGGGACACCAATTCCTGCGAAGTACAAATTTATCGAGCCAGTTCTCAAAGTATTAGAGAACATAAAAGGTGAAAAGTTAGTTGAGTATCGAATGGGTTTGACCAAAAAGCTAGCCGCATGTGATTTTTTTGATAAAGATGTTTGGTTTAGGGGGGTAGCAGATTTGTTAATTATTGATGAAGATTCTGCCTATGTAGTTGATTACAAGACGGGCAAGTCTAGTAAGTATGCCGACACTAAACAATTAGAGCTTATGGCTTTAGCTATATTTAAACATTTCCCCCAGGTACAAAAAGTTAAAGCGGGGTTGGCGTTTGTTGTATGTGATGATTTTATTAAGGCAAGATACTCTGCGGATGACGCACCTCAGTTTTGGATACGCTGGATAGAAGAGACCGACCGCCTCGAGGCAGCACATAAAACAGGAGTATGGAATCCAAAGCCTAACTTTACATGCAAGAGTTTCTGCAAGGTATTAACTTGCGAACATAACGGGAAAGGGTATTACAGATGAACGATGAAGATTTGAGGGATTGCTTTGCTATGTTTGCTATGTTGGGGCTTATATCTACTGGTACAAATTGGTACCCAGAAGAGGCTTGGTTATTAGCGGATAGTATGGTTAAAACACGTAACGCAGAACCTCAGCAAGAAGTTGGTATTGTTGCAGCTAAGCCTAAGCGGAGAACTAAGAGTGCCTAAGCCTAAAAAATATTTACGCCTTGATGAGATAGTAACAGAAGCGCTTAAGCATATTCCACCGACTGTACCGGAGTTTAAAAAGATACTAAGCTTTACTCCTGTAACAAATATAGGGAAAATAAAACGCAAACCATCATTTGGAATAACTAAGGCAAAAATATGGCAGACCCAGTAAATAACCCAGTCCATTACACCGACCACCCGTCGGGTATAGAGTGCATACAGATTACAGAGCATATGAACTTTAATCTTGGCAATGCTATTAAATATATTTGGCGTGCCGCATTAAAGGGCAAGCATTTAGAAGACTTAAAAAAAGCTATGTGGTATATCAACCGTGAGATTGCTAGATTGGAAAAACAAAATGGGCAATAGACCAGTAATAACTCTTAAACCAAAAACAGAAATAGAAACAGAAATAAAACCATATGACCCTAATTGGTTTCCTCCTTGTTTTGAAAGTAAACAACAGCATGATGAATACATGTGGCAGATGCAAAAAACTAGTCAACCATTTGACCCTTTAAATTATTGTTTAGACTGTACTCACGAATATAAAGTACAAATGCTTAAAGAAGGAAAATGTGAACATTCTGAGACTATATTTGTAGTGTGGAAAAGCTCTCATAAAAAAAGTAAATTTACAGGAGTTATATCTGAAGAGCCAGATGTTCTTGGCATATCAAACAATAGTAGGTTTTGGGATAACCCAATATATGACCAGCACCCCGATAAATTAAAGGAGCCACCCCCATGTCTTTAGAACCTATTCCGTTTGCAGGTATGGTAGAGCTTGATTTAAACACTGTTATTGAAGCAATGTATGGCAAAAATGCTCAAAATATGCCAAAATACGTATTGTTAGGAGATGGAACTCTCTACATTTTCCATAAAGAGGAAGACCGCTATGCCATATGTGAACAAACCCCGCCCGTACAAGAAGGAATACCAGCAACAACAGGAGAGGGGGGAGCAACCCAAACGGAATACTCGGGAGAGAGCACGCTACGACATGGACAAAAAGGGTGTGAACAGGAAGGGCAAGGATATTGACCATGTTATCCCTCTTTCGAAAGGCGGTACCAACGCTGCGTCAAACCTTAAGCTTAAATCACCCAGCGCCAATCGCTCATTCAGCCGGAACTCAGACCATACAGTTAAAAAGAACCGACCGAAAAATGGAAATAATAAATAACAAAGCGTTGGTAATTAACACTCGAAGACCCCACCTTGTAACAGAACGTATTAAGAAAAGCGAAATTGTAGAAACTGACGGTGAGATGCACAGAGTCGTAGTGCATTGGGGTTTACAAGAAGCGCAAGCTTTAGCAAAATTAAAAGTAGAAAAAGTTCCCTCACCAATTCAACGAGATTATGACTGGCCTGGGGTTTACCCTCCCATGGCACATCAGCGTGATACTGCCAATTTTTTAACCTTACACCCTCGTGCGTTTGTTTTTAATGAGCAAGGCACAGGCAAGACTGCCTCAGCCATATGGGCAGCAGATTACTTATTAACTCAAGGCGCTATAAATCGAGTTCTTATTATTTGTCCGTTGTCTATTATGCAGTCAGCGTGGCAAGCAGATTTATTTAAGTTTGCCGTACACCGCAAAGTAGATGTTGCTTATGGGGACCGTTTTAAGAGGAAGGCTATCATTGAAGGCGACGCCGACTTTATTATTATTAACTATGATGGTGTTGAGATTATTTCTGAAGCTATTGCAGAAGGTGGCTTTGATCTTATTATTATTGATGAAGCCAATGCGTACAAGACTGTAACTACACAGCGTTGGAAAACCCTCAGTAAGTTATTAAAACCCAAAACTTGGCTGTGGATGATGACTGGTACGCCAGCCGCACAAAACCCCACCGATGCCTACGGCTTAGCCAAACTATGTGTGCCTGATCGGGTACCTAGATTCTTTGGGGCTTTCCGTGACCAAACTATGGTAAACATTAGTAAGTTTAAATGGATGCCAAAACCAAATTCAAGCCAAGTAGTTTTTAATGCACTTCAACCCGCTATACGTTTTACTAAGAAGGAATGTTTGGACTTACCAGAGGTTACACATGTTTACAGAGACGCCCCCCTTACTGCGCAACAGGAGAAATACTATAAACTCCTCAAAAAAGAAATGCTCATGGTTGCAGACGGTGAAGAAATCAGCACAGTCAATGCGGCTGTCAACCTCAATAAACTTTTGCAAATCAGTGGGGGTGCTGTTTATTCTGATACCGGCGCTGTTATTGAGTTTGATGTTTCTAATCGTCTCCGTGTTATCGAAGAAGTTATCAATGAGTCTAGCCAAAAAGTCCTTGTTTTTATACCGTTTACTCATACAATAGAGCTACTCAGTGAGTATTTGAGAGGGGCAGGTATTGTCTGCGATATCATAAATGGGGCTGTCCCCGTGTCTAAGCGGACTGATATCTTTAAAAGATTTCAAGAAACAGAGTACCCAAAAGTCCTTTTGATTCAACCACAAGCAGCAGCACACGGTGTTACCTTAACTGCAGCAGATACCATTATTTGGTACAGCCCTGTTACATCAATTGAAACTTATTTGCAAGCCAATGCTCGTATCGACAGGCAAGGGCAAAAAAACGCTATGACTGTGGTGCATATTAAGGGTTCTCCCGTAGAAGCTAGGCTCTATGCCATGCTACAAAATAAACTTGATGTACATGATAAACTGATAGACCTATATAAAAATGAAGTTGAAGAAAACACTTGACAAAGTAAATCGTTGTGGTATTATTATTTAACGGACAAAGATTCGTAAACAAAGAAAGGAAGGTATGACAGATATAAGCGTAGATAAAATAGTCGAAGTCTATATTAAGATTAGAGACGCACGGGATGAAGCCCGTAAACAAGCGGACGAAATTGACGCCGACTATGAAGGACAACTTAAAGTCCTTGAAGCACAGATGTTAGATGTATGCAAAAGCACTGGGGCAACAAGTCTTAAAACCCCTTTTGGTACAGTTATGCGCTCGATTAAAAGCCGTTACTGGACTAATGATTGGGAGAAGTTTTACGCTTTCTTGTTTGAGCACAATGTGCCCGAGTTATTAGAAAAACGTATACATCAAACAAACATTAAGCAATTCTTAGAAGAAAACCCCGACCTGCTACCACTCGGGATAAATGTGGACAGCGAACATTCGATAACAGTAAGGAGAAGCAAATGAGTGAAATCACTCTATTTAATCAAGATTTACCCGACTACCTTAAAGGCGTAGAACTAGACGCTGTAACTAAAGCATTAGTTGGCAATAGTGGTAGTAAACGTATTTCGTTACGGGGCGGCAAATTCCGTATGGTTGTTAATGGGGAAGAGATTCTTACAAGCAATAGTGAGTCTTTGAATGTAGTTATTGTTAATGCAGCCAGAGATGTATCAAGGACTTTTTATGCTAAAGCTTATAACCCAAAAGAAGATGCGGCAATTCCAGATTGTTGGTCTAATGATGGCGTCACACCTGATGCTTCAGCTGAGGAACCTCAACACCATAATTGTGCTGAATGTCCGCAGAACGTTAAAGGATCCGGCGCTGGCGGAGGTCGTGCTTGTCGTCATTTCCGCAGGGTTGCTGTTGTTCTTTCTGATGATATTGGTGGGGATGTATATCAATTACAACTTGCATCTAAGTCTATATTCGGCAAAGGGGATTTAAGCCACATGCCGTTTGAGCAATATGTTAAGTACGTTGGCTCACAAGGCTACAACTTAAATACGCTTAATACAGAAATGCGTTTTGACCCTGATAGCGATACTGCTAAGCTGTTCTTTAAGCCATTAAAGTTCTTGTCTAAAGAACAATGGGAAACTGCTAAGAAACAGGGCGAGACCCAATCGGCCAAACGTGCTATTGAGTTTGTATTTACTAAAAGTGACAAGCCAGCCCAATTAGCCGCACCAAAAGCCAAGTCTGAACCTGAGTTAGTTGAAGCTGCAATTGAGGAGCCTAAAAAGCGCCCTGAGAAAAAAGCAGTTGAGCCTACCGCTAAAAAAGACTTAGGATCCATCATGGACAATTGGAGTAAGGAGTAACCCATGAGCCTAAGAGGCTATAGCTATCGGCTTGTGAAAGCTAACAAAGCTGCTGATTCTAAGCATATTGGAGTCAAGCTTGGTAGGTATTGCATTGCTAACGATATTCCAGTAATACAGATAGCACAGCAGTTTAGTGTTTCTCGCATGACTGTATACAATTGGTTTAGCGGAATAGTAATGCCTCACAAGGCTACAGTTACACAAATAGAAAAGCTATTAAGTAAATAGTTTACCCCGGGGCAGCTAGTTTGACGGAACGAAAAGGGAGATGCCGAATC